CGCGCTATCGCGACCCTACACCTTCTGCCACCCGTCTCGCCTTCGCGACGGTCAGAGCGGGGGCGCAGGCCGCGGCAACGCCGGCTTCGCGGGTATAGTACAATGGTAGTACAGCAGCCTTCCAAGTTGCACCCCGCACGCAATTTCAAGCACTTAGAACGCTATATCGTTCCAACATTCCAAAAGCCTGCGGGCAATGTCGGAATGCTACTGCTGCTTTTTGGCACCTTTCACAGCGGCCTTGACCGCCGGGATGATCGGCAAAACGATCGGCGCGACAGCCATCACGACCTTGGCGATCGCCTTCAGATTAAGCTTCATTTGACGTCTCCGGTAAGTGACGGATTGCCTTCCGCCTGGCGCCGCACGATCGCGGCATTCTGGTCGGCAAGTTCGCCGCCACCCTTGGTCGCGCTGTAGGCCCAGCCGACGACGTCCTTGATGAACGCACCGACGACGAGCGTGCCGAGCGTCTTGAAATACTCGTTTTCGCGCAGCGCCGGGATAGTCGCCGTCATGACGAAGACCATGATCGTCAGCAGGAACACGCCCAGACCGATCCACCCGCGCGCGTCACTGGGCCGGACGATCCGGATCACGATGGGGAACGTCATGCCGCGACTGCCAGGGAGATCCGGCTGGTCAGCCATCCCCAGATAAACGCCTCATTGGCTGCGCGTCCTTCGACCAGCTCGAGATACCGCGCGCCCTGCGAACAGTTGACCGCATCGACCAGGGCGTCCTGCGTCGCCTTCAAACCGCGCTTGCCGATCAGATAGGCGATCGCAGCCCGGGTACCGGCGCCGACAGCACCGTCGACGCCGATATGTACATAGTTTGGATATTGCCCGCACAGCGCGTTGAGCCAGCGCTGCAGCCACTTGCCCTGCGTCGTCGGCCCCATGTTGACGCCGGTGTCGAACAGCTCGGCCGCGAGCAGCGGCAGGCCCATCGCTGCGATCTTGTCATAGCCAGGCGCTGACCAGTATTTCCGGCGATAGATATCTTTGGCGAACGCCACCGACAGATCCTGCATGCGGCCGTTCCAGCCATTGGCGAGCGCCACCGCCTGCGTGATGCCGTATCTGGTGGGGCCGCCCCTGTCGTTTGGATGATCGACGAACCCACCCTCCCGCTCAATCAGTTCATTCAATTCGGCCTCAAGGTCAAATACGACCTCTGCGAGTGTCGTCATTGTCGCCCCCCTAGAACGCCTTGAGCTCGACGCTCGTCCCGCGGTGTGATCGTTTCGAAGCGTGAAGGTGGAGCTGGAACAAATCCAACTTGCCGGCCAAGCAAATAGATCGCCGAAAACACGCTTCCGAGCGCGATAACGAAAGACAACCACGTTGGTACCTTGCTCAGAAAGCTCGTCGCACCGTCGCGATTGTCCTTGTCACGCATTAAAATGCCGACCTTTGTATCGGTCGCTTTCATGTCAAATTCGAGCTCGTCGAGCCGTCGGTCACGTTCCTCAAGGCGGATGACCCGTTCGCGAACGTCAGCAATACCTTCAGATACAGATCGGAAATCACGGCTCTGCGCGGACAGGCTGTCCCGGATTTGAGCGAGCACCTGTAGCGTCATAGCTTCCGTTGACCCGGCCATCCGCGGGGCTAGTGCATCGTCCAGAAAAGATCCGGAATTAGGCATGAGCCACCACCCCGCTGAGGATGCGAAGCGCGATCACTCCATCACCTCGCGCACGAAGTCCGTCATACGGTTGCGGGTGTACTCCTGACCGTTCCAAAGCAGCATGATCGTGTCACCGTCTTGGGATACGAGCTCGCCGATCTCGCGAGCCATGCTGACACCGGGCTCAGGTTCGAAAAGGTAGCGCATGATCATTGTCCTGTTGGGAAGGTAACGGTGCCCATCAGCGCCGCGGATGGTGCTGCTGTCGGCGTGATGAAGACGGCTCCATTTGGATCAAACCGCAGAGCGGACATTCCCGTGCCAGAGACAAACGCTTGGCTGACCGCCGTAGGTGGCCGGTACTCCGGAGGAAGCAGAGCCACCTGTGTTGCTACTGACGTTGTTCCGCCGGTGATATTAAGCACCACGGTCACAAACCCGACAGTGCTTCGGTATAGCTTGGTCGTGCCGGCGTTCGTCCACCCGCTCATCAGCGACAGGTCAGCGGGGCTTGTGGTTGAACTGGTGAACTGGTTGGCAAGGCCGTCCAGATCATTGTTCAGATACCGGTTGCTGGCCGTGTCGAGGGTAGCTCCGGCCAGATTTATGCCGACAGTCTGGTTTGGACGCTTCTTCAGCCGCAAGCCGCTGATACGTACGGCAGTCGAGGCGACGTTGACGAACTGTAATGGGAAGGACGTGGGCGTGTCGGTCCCACTTTCCTCGATAGTTGGCCCGAAATCCAAGCCATTGACCTTCCCGACCAGCACGCCTCGAGTGGACGCGATACCGACCCGACGTAGAACCGGGGCGAAGGTGGTATTCCACGCTGTATCGGTGGTGCCGTTGAACCCAACAAAGGCTGGGCCTGTATAATCCTGAAAGGAGTTGGTTTCCAGCATCGAAACACCTTTGGCCGCATAGATATCGATCGGACGAACGCCATTAGATCCCTTGTTGCCGTCAATCAGAACATCCATCGAATAGTCCGACGACAAAATCGTCCGCTTAACGTCGATGGCGATCTCTGCGCCGACCCCAAGATAGTTCGTAAAGGTGTTGTCACGGATCGTTATGCGCGATGGCAGCGGAACGGAGGTCGGGAAGAGTATACCGATCTGTCCAAGATTTCCGCCGTTTCCGTCGAAGCTGTTGCTTGCGATCAATCCATCTGAGATCCGGTGAAAAGACTGGCTGTCTGGCTCCATATCAATAGGCCCCGGCATGTTGGACCGCGATAGGGATTGGAAACGAGAACCGACGATCGACCAGTCGATGCCGTCGATAATCGAAATGCCGTTTCGATTGTCTCGGATGAGCCCATCAAAGCGGCAGTTGCGAACGTGCCAGCCGAAATTATGTCTTTCATCACCGAAAACATCGCCTGAACCGACATACAAGGCATCCCCCTGCGCGCCGATAAAGCTAACCTGATCGATCACTGCGCCGCGCACACCATTCAGGCAGAGCAAGTGATGATGTTCTGAAAACCCGTTCTCCACAACGAAGCCGCGCATGGTGAAGGTGGAAAGTGTGATGCCTTCGATAAAGTTCGTCGCGCTGCCGCTATTCGCGTTGAAAATGGCGCGCAAAAATGGAGCCGATGGGCGGATGACCGTCAGCGCGTTGTCGCTATAGATCGAGGCGCCACTGTGCAGCGCGACGTTGCTGGCGCGGTAGATGCCATCCGACGCTATCGCGCGACCGTAGGGGATCAGCATGCGCTTCCCCGTCTCCAGCGCTCGCTGGAAAGACAGCGTGTCGTTCGGATCGCTCGGGCGCTGGAAGTCGAGGACAGAGACGAATTCGCCGGATTTGTCTTCCTGGGTACGCGACACGGCGCCGGTGCCTGATTGCGTGAAGGTCAGTCCACCGGATCTCTGCCTTACCCATGCGCCTACCAGGTCGCCCGGCGGAACAAGCGTCGTGAAGCCGTCGTCGTCGGTGTAGGGCGCATTGTCCGTCTCGTAGTTGAAACGGCCATCTGCGACTGCATCGTCGCCAACCAGCGAGGCGGTCTTGCGGGTCTTCTCGGATGACCGAAGCAGCGAGCGGCTGGTATAGGTGTTGTCGGCTGCGCCGGTAGGCCCTGCCGGGAAGCTACCGATAGGCTTCGCAACCGGCTGCCCGTTCTCGTCGAAGACCAAGGCGGCGCCGGCGCGTAGATCGGCGATCGGTAGGTTGATCGACGCTTCGCCGGGCGGCAGGAGCAAGGCGCGGTCGGTCAGATCCGCGACATCATCCCCCTGTTCCTGCGCGATCAGCATCTGGCGATCGAGCGCCTCTTCGTGGCTTACGGCTGGAAAACGATCGCCCGTGGTATAGACCATAGGCTGGGCGCGTGCGGTGTTGCGGCGGATCCGCAGCGTCGCGCCGGCCGTCGCAGCCGTGCGCGTCACGGTGCCACCGCTGTCCGACTGTCCGCCGACGACCGCATAATCGACGCCGATCGCAAGCGTGATGACGTCGCCGGCGACGATGCGCTCGACGATCAGGTCGGTCGCGGCCTTGAAACGAAAGGGGGCTGGAAACGCCGTGGTTACGCCGTCTTCCAGATAGTCGGCAACGGATGGCAGCGCAGCAACGGTCATTCACCACACCCCGGGCGTTAGTCATCGGGGGCGTGGGACCGGTGCCGTCATCACCGGGAGGCCGCTATATATCAGGCTGCAGATTCGCCGCCAAGCTATTCCTTGTCGGGATCCCGCTCGCGCCCCAGGTCCATGTTCGGCGCTCGCTCGGGTGCCATCTGGCCCGGTTGCCACCAGTCGGCGCGGCCCTCGCGGGCGCGGTTGCGGGACGCCTGATCGAACGACTGCTGCGCGTTGTCATCGAACAGATATTGCAGCTGATCCCACAGCATCACCTTGGCCGCCTTGCGGGCGTACCAGATGTTCGTGCCGGGGGTGTATCGCTTGACCAGGCGCACGGCCTTGCGGCCCGCATGCGTCTGCTCGTTCCAGGTCTTGGGATCGCCATCCCGATCTTCATCGGGCTCCTTCGCCCATTTGTACGTCTCGAAGGCGGATCCGACCGCGACTTCACCGAATTCCCCGGTCGCACCGACCAGCGGCCCGGCGACCGCGGCCGGCCAGGCGCCCGCGCGATCGCTGGTGACGGCCGTCAGGTAATCGCCGAACACGCCGAAGCCGACCCCCGTCAGGAACGCCTTGCCGATCGTCGCCTCGTCTAGCGGCTGCGGATCGTTGCCGCTGCGGATGTCGCGCGCCCAGTTGGCGATCAGCCCGCCCGCCGTGCCGAGCGCGCTGAGCCCCGCCAGGTACAGGAGTTTGTTGCCCGCCCCCTTCTCCGCCATGATCCGCCCGGCCTGCATCTGGATCAAGCTGACGCCGAACGACTTGTACTGGCCGATACTGCGCAGGAATTCGCCGCCCGCGGATCCGGGGCGCTGCCCGAACGACAGGGCCGCGCGCCCCGTCACGGTCGTCGCCGGGACCGCGGCGTCCGTCTCCATCAGGATCATCTCGAGCACGCGATCGCGCAGGCCCCGGTTCTCGATCTTCATCGGCTCGAGGAACACGCCATCGGTCAGGGCAGTCTTGCGAACCTGCTCCCATTCTCCGTTACTCAAACCATATTCGCGCAGCATCTGCTGGAACCGCGCCGGCACCTGGTCGAGCGGCCGGGCGGCCTGCTTGCCGAGCTCGGCCTGCATGCCCCGCCCGAACGTCCACCGCGCAGTCTGCGTCCAGGGCGCGATCAGCGACAGGTTCATCAGGCGCTCGGCCAGCCACCCCGATTTCGCGCCGATCTGCTCGTCGGCGACGAACCGGTTGCCCGATTGCAGCGACCGGCTGGCTTCCTCCGCGATCAGCCCGGACGCGATCGCGTCGTGACGATCGCCGGCCTTCAGCAGCTGCGCGAATTCCCACGCGCCGCGCATGATCGGCAACCCGCGATAGACCCGCGCGAGCGTGCTGAAGGCGATGTCGGTCGGCACCGCCGTCACCACCGCGCTGCCGAGCTGGGCCGCGACCAGCAGGTTGCGGGCGGATCCGATGCGCTTGGCAAAATTCGGATCGACCGGTGCCGACAGCGCGCCCGACGTCGTCGCGAACAGGTTGTCGATCGACACCAGCAGCCCGTCAGCCTTCTGACCGGTCTTCTTGCTGTCCGGCGTCAGCTGGCGCTTGCTCTCGACCAGGTCGTTCATCCACTTGACCTGTGCGGCCGGGCTCGGTCCCAGCAGCTCCATGTGCGCGACGTCGCGCGCCATCCGTTCGATATGATTGTTCATTGCATCGAATGAATTTCCCGCGCCGAACCGCTCGTTATAGTCGCTCCATCCGGCCGCATCCTTGAAAATCAGGAACCGTTCTTCGCTCAGGCTGCTGGCCAGCTTGCTGCCCCCCATCGCGCCCAGCGCCCGGCCCTCCCATCCGTCGGTGCGGATCGTCCGGAACACCCCGTCCAACGCCGCGTCCAGCGCCTCGGGGGTGAAGGCCTCGCCCGTGGTCTTGTCGATCATCCGCGCCCGGTCGAGCCGCGGCGTGATGAAATCGCGCCAGCTCTGTGAGGCCATGTCGACCATGCGATCGCCGATCCGCGTCACGTCGCCCTTGCGCCCCTCGGCACGCGCCGTCTTGAGCTCCGCTTCAAGCGCACGGTATTCCGGGTTGGCGTCTGCCGCCTCGCGGACCGCCTGCGAATTGTGCCGCTGGGGAAAGCCCCATTTGTCGAGCTTACCGATATCGGCGCCGGCCGCGTTCGCCCGCTGCCGCAACCATTCGGCCGTGTCGTCCCACGCGGCCGCCAGCTCCTTCGCGGCCGCATTGCCGCTGTCCTCGCCGAACGCCTCGCGCTCGAGGTCGACCAGGTCCGCCTTGTTGCGCTGCCCGCCGGTCACGAACCCGCGGTGATGCCGCTCGAGCACGTCGGCCATCATCGCATGCGCCTGCCCGACGATCGCGCGCCGGCGCCCCTCGATGCTGCCGTATTGCGCCCTGCCCTTCCAATCGCGATCGAACACCGCGGCCGCGGCCGAGCGATATTTGTCGTGACCACCGCCCGCGAAACTCTCCATTTCGCGCGTCAGCCGGTGCTGTGCCGTCACCTGGAGCAGCGTCTGGCGCTTCTTCAGCCGCGCCTCGTAGACGAGTTTCGTCAGCGTCTTCTCGCTCGCCTCGGCCGCGGCCGCGGCCGGCGACATGCGGGTGCGATACTGGCGTTCGAGTTCGTCGAACAACGTCTTCATCCGCGCGGCCCGCGTCGGGTCGATCTCGCCCCGCTTCAGCATATCGGGAATGCAGGCACCTAACGACATCGTCTATCCTTCGTCACATGCACTTGCGCGCGGCGTCGATCGCGGCCTCGTCGGCGTCGAGCTCGGCCAGCACGTCCGCCAGCGGATGATCGACCCCATCGTCACCGACGCGCACGCGCATGTCGGGCACCTCGTCGACGAGCATCTTCAGGTCGTGGACCATGCTGTCGATCTGGCGCGTGGCCGCGATGTCGTCCGGATTGTCGAACCCGGCGATCGGCGCCGGCATCGGCTCGGCCTCCGCGCCACGCAGACTGGGCTCGACCTGCCCGACGGTGAAATTCTCGGGAAAGAATTCGCGGTCGAGCTCGCGCGCGATCGCGCGCTTCGACGGCGCCCATTTGACGATCGCGCCGCTCGCGTCGCGCATCGCCCATACCGGCTGCATCCCCTCGGGCGTTTCCGCCTGATACCGCCAGTACGTGTCGAGCTCGTCGTTGGGCGATTGCCAGTCCTGATAGCGGCGGGGGACCGATGACGGCGCCGGCGCGTCGGCCGGTCGGGCGCGACGGGCGTTGACGAACGCCGCACCGTCGGGGGTCAGGTCCGCGGTGCCGCTCAAACCGTCGACGTCGAACCCGTTGGCGCGAATGCTGTCGTACAGCTGGGTCGCAATGCCCTGCCGGCGCAACTCGGGCACGACATAGCTGCTGACCTCGTTGCTGATCTTCCGCGCCTCGTCGCTGATCGGCATCCGCACGATCCCGCGCGCGGCGCCGCTCTGGTCGCGGTAGATCGCCGTGGCATAATCGCCGCCCTCATTGACGAACGAAACCCCGGGAGGGCCTTCCTTGCTGACGAACGACAGCGCGGACGCGGGGCCAAGCCCTCGGGCCTCGAGATCCGCCGCCTCGGCCTGGGACAGCGTCGGGCGAACCGGCTCCGCGTCCATCGACCCGTCGATGCGGACCGGCCGGGCGTCGACCATATCGTCGGGCAGGTCGGCGAACGGATCGCGCTGCTGACCACTGCGCGTCGCCCCATTCTCGTCCAGGTCGAACGGAATGTCGTTGTCGGTCGCGGACCGCGGCATCGCCTCGTCGACGTCGGCGCGGTTCGCGTCACCGATCTGGCGCTCGGCCGCCTCAACCTCCGCCTGCGCCGCGCGCCACTCGGCGTCGCCGGCGTCATGTTCGTCGAACCCGCTGCGCGACAGCACCGGCCCCGCGTTCGGGGTCTCGCCCATCTTGGCATGTGCCCAGGCGACGACATCGCCGGTCGACTTGCCGACCAGGAACGGGTTTGCCGCGATCGCCTTTTGCGACAGCACGCATTCGATCGGCGTGCCCGGCGCCGCCTTCAGGATCTTCGCGCCGGCGCCGCTGCCGGCGAAGTGCATCAGGTACAGATTGCCATAGGTTTCGGGCGCGCCGATCCGCGCCAACGCATCGCGGTTGTCCCGCGTCAGCGCGGTAAACACGGCCTCCTGCGCGGTCGGGTTCGTGCGCTTGCCCCACGTCGCATCATCGTCGACGCCCTTGACCCGCGCCTTTTCGGCATAGCGCAGCCAGGTGTCCCGGGTGATCTGGTACATCCCATAGGCGGACGAGCTCGACGAACCGCCCTGCCATTTGCCGCCATTCTCGGCGCCGCCCACCCGGTTCGACCAGGTGTTGAAGTCGAACCGCGGCTTCACCGGCGCCGGCGGGGCACACCTTCGCCCGCCTTCAGCCCCGCGACCGTCCTCTCGATCCGATCGACATGCGCGTCGGTACCGGCCCCCGGCTTGAACGGGCTGGTCGCGGCGATATCGGCATCACGTTCCAGCGACAGCACCGCGACCTTTTCGGGCGAGGTCATGTTCTCCCAGCCGATCCGCTCGCGGGCCTTCGCTGCCAGCGCACGGCCGCGACCGATCGCACCGCCCAGCAACGGCGCGGCAAGTTCCCCGGCGCCTTGCAGCACGCCACCGAACACGCCGGCGATGGCCACGTTGGTCGCCGCTTCGCCGATCGTCAGCTTTTCGCCCAGCTTCTCGCGTTGCGTGGCGACGATCGGCTGTTCGATCGCTTCGACCGCCATGTTCGCCAGCGCCGACGTGACGATCCGCGTCGCCACGCTCCGCCCGACGCCACCGATCGGCATTGCCGCGATGTTGACCGGATCGCGAAAACTGGTGGCGACCCCCGCGGCGATCTCCGCGCCGGTGCCCGCCCAGCTCTCGTTTCGCCCGATGGTGTCGCGCGCGCCCCGCAGCTTCGTCTTGGCATTGGCGAGGATCTGCGCGTGGAAATCGTCCCGCGTCGCCGGCACGCCCGGGAACGCCTTGGGGTTGGCGAGGCGCGCGGTGTCGATCGCGCGCCACAGATGATCCTCCTGCGCCTCGGCGCCCGGTGCCGACGCGACCAGGTTGCCGTCGTCGTTGAACAGGTAGGTTTCGAGGTTCGCCCCGCCGGCGCCGGGATTGTGATAGCGCCGGAACCACGATCGCCCCTGATTGAGCTCGTCGACGATCGGTTTGTACGCCTCGTACAGCCGGTCCCGCTCGGCGCTTGGCAGGTCGGCGCGCGACGTCGTCGTCGCGGCGTCGTACACCTGCCCCAGCGTCGGCCGCTCGATCGGCTTGGGGACGCCCGGCCCGATTGGATTGGGCGTCGGCAGGTACGTCGATAGCGGCCCGCCGCGCTGGTCGGTCATCGTGCGGGCAGCCGCTCGAGGTCGACCGCATAGATCCCGCCGCGATCGTCATGCAGCAGCGCGCCGTTCGCCCCGCGAAAGCCATAGCGGCCATCCGCCAGCAGGGTCGGCAACATCGTGCGCAACGCCCCTCGCGTCAGACGTGTACCATCCGAATAGATCGGTGCGCGCCCGCCGGCTGCGGCCTGATAGTCCTCGTTTTTGGCGCGCGCGAACCGGGTCATCATCGCGTCGGGCGCCATCGTCGGCGGGGCGATGACGATGCCCTGCCCGGGGACGCGCGCAACACCACCGCGACCGCCATTGCGTCCCAGTACTGCCTCGGTCGCTTCCGCGAACCGGCCGGCGTCATACGCCCCGCCGTTCGATCGGCTGGCATAGAAGGCCATCGCGCCGTCGAACAGGTCGTTGATATAGCCGGGCGGCAGGTCGCCGCCCCGCATCGCGCCGCCATAATATTTCAGGAAATCTGCACGCGCCAGGCGCTGTGCCTTTTCCGGCCAGGGCTGTTTGCCGCGCAGCTCGTCACCGCGCACGATCGCCGTCGCCACCGCCTGCCCCGCCGGATAGGTCAGCATTCGCGATGCGATCCGGAACGCGCCGTCGCCGCTGCCCGATACCTGCCGCGCCGCGCCGTCGATCACGCGCGCGTCGCCGAACGCGGCCAGCGTCTGCAGGACCTGGATCCGCCCGCCGGCGCCGTTCTCCATCAGATCCTTGATCGCCGGCAACTCGGTCGGCTTGAACGGCTCGATCGCATTCGGCCGCCCCGCCAGCTGCGCGGCCTGCGCCGCCTGCTGCCCGCGCAGCCGCACCGACGCCGGATCCCGCGGATCGAGCGGCGCGATCGGTTGCCCCGTGGCGAATTCCATCTCGAGCAACGCCCCGCCCGGTTGCCCGAGCCGCTGCGCCTTCTGGTCCCGCAGCGACGTCACGCCCTTCAGCGTCGCGGCCTCAGCCGGCGACAGGCCGCCGCGCCCCTGTTTCGCGGTCAGGGTGGCGATCTGGGTGTCGAGCTCGCCGACGCTGTCGCCGCGATGCGCCAGCCCCGCCATCATCGCCTCGCCCGACGCGCGCGCCGTCACCGCTGCGGACGTGTCGCCGATCGCCTCATATTGGTCCGCGAGCGTCACCCAGTCCTGTGGCTTCCCCGCGCCGGTATCGAGCTCGGCGCGCCTGGTCGCCAGCTGCTCGCGCGTTGCCGTCACCTGCGCGGCCGCCTGCGCGCGCTGCTGCGCCTCGATCATCCGCAACTGCGCGGCGCCGCCCGTGCGCAGCCGGTCGAGCTGGTCGGCGTTGAGCACGTCGTTGAAGGCGCCGCCATCGACCGCGGCGATCAGGCCGGCCGGGTTGTCGCGCTCCATGCGCCCCGCCTGCGCGATCGCCAGCTTGGCATGCCCCTCGCGCCGCACGGCCTCGCGCAGGTCGGCGCCGAATCCCGGCGCCGCGTCGAGCGCCTCGTCGAACGCTTGGCTCTCCTGGCCATAGGCTTGCGGATCGGTGCTCGTGAAAATCCGCGCGGACCCCCGATCGATCAGGGTACCGATATCCGTCGCGCTCTTCTTGGCGACATAGACCGTCTGCCAGCTATGCTCGCCACTGATAAAATTCGATCGAAGGTCTGCAATCTGCGTCGTGACGCTGCGCCGCACGCGCTGATCCGTGATCGTATCGGCCAGCCCCGCGACGGTCGTGTCGAACGTCGCTTCCATGGTCTTGACGTGATCCGCCGCGCCGACGCCGGGCGCCGCCCTCGCCTCGTCCCGCGCCGCGTCGAGACGCTGCCGGACCGCCGCCAGCTTGACCGCCGCGTCGGCCGCCTCGCTGTCCGCGGTATTGCGGCGATCGATCTCGCGCGATCGCGCCAGCGCCTCGCCCACGTCCGCAACAGCGGCGCCGACCCCGGCTCCGAATGACGCTGCCGACGCCCGCGGCAAGGCCACGGGCTTCGCCGATCCGACGCGGCGTTCATAGCCTCTCTCGTCCGGCATTATCCGCCCTTCTGTTTGCTGGCCCAGTCGATCGCCTTGGACGCCGCGCCGACCATGCCCTGCGTCAGCGCGTTCGCGCCCTCGGCCTTGGCAATCGCGCCCTGCATCCGCTGGGCGCGGGCGCGGCTGGCCGCCTCGCGCCGGATCGTCAGCGCGTCGAACGCGGAATTGACCTGGCTCTGCGTCAGCGCATCGAGCGCGGATCCCGTACCGATCTGAAAACCGCCGCCCGCCTGCCCGGCGATCTGGCGTCCCATCTGCATCCGGGTATCTTCACGGACGCGGCTTTCCTCGGCCACGCCACCACGCTCGGTTTCGATCGCCTCGGTGTTCGCGGCCTTGGCACTGTACTTTCCCGCCTCATAGCCGGCGACGCCGCCAATCACGTTCCCGGCCGCCTGTGTCAGCTCCGCCATTTATCGCATCCCCCGCTCGCGGATGCGTTCGCACAGGATATGCGTTTCGCTCATCGCCCCGAAACACCGCAGCACGTGCGCCGGCGCCAGTCCGACCAGGCTCGCCCAGGCACCTTCCGCCGGCACCGCCTCGCGCACGATCGCCTCGATCCGGCCGAGCGTGCTGGCGGCGATGCGCGCCCGCGCGAACCGCGTGATCGCTAGGTGCGCGCCGCCAATGCCTTCAGCGAGCACCGCCCACGCGACCGCCTGCCGATCGGGGAAGGTTTCGCGCAGCCCCAGGCACGCGACAATCCGCCCATGATAACGCGCGGTCCATGCCTCGCCCGGGCCATCCGCGATCTGCTCGGCTTCCTCGATCGATACGTGGCGCTCGATCCCCAGCTGGACGAGCTGCGACGCCTGGCGCTGGATCTCGATCATGTCGGCCGGCCGCATCGCGGCGATCTGCACCGTCATGACGTGACCGCCAGCGTCGGCATGGCGGCGACGATCGTCGCCGGCAGCGGGGCGTCGCTTTCGAACACCGCCTGCCCGTTGCGGTCCCATCCACCGCTTACGGACCTTTCGCTGTCGCCGGTGAACAGCGGCACGGGTGAGTCCATGAATTCGTCGCTGGCGCGGTCGACGAGATTGTCGAGGATCCCGCCCTTCGCGCCGATCTTGATGCCGGTCGTCGCGATCAGTCGCAGGACCATCTTGACCAGGCGCTGCCGCCTGCCCTGCGACGTCTCGCCACTGCCGCGCAGCTCCGGTCGCAGCGTCACGACGCGGGCGGTGTACGGCAAGCCGACCGTCAGGCGATAGGCGCGGTCCGCCGGTACGACCGAAGCCGGTACCGTAAAGCTGCCGTCCGCCGCCACCGTCACGCCCGTCACGACGCCACCCGCGGCAAGGATCGAAACCGCCCGATCCGCCAGATGCGTCGCTCCGGTGAAATGCGTCTGCCCCGCCGCGGCCATCACCGTCGTCCCGCTGTCGACATAGAACGCGTCCTCGATCGGATCCTCGTCGTCGTGCCAGGTCGCCATGCACTCGACGCTGCGCACGCCGTCAGCCCGCTCGACGAGGACCCAGAGCGCGTCCTGGTCGCCGCTCGAATTCGCGCAGCACACCGCGGACAGCACGCGACCATTGCCGTGCAGGATCCGCGCGAACCCCTTGATGTCCTGTTCCGGCGCGTGCGGGTGGACGATCAGCTGGCCGTCGCCGCGCACCGCGACGAGCAGCTCTTCGGGCTCCTTCTGGAACGTCATCTGTGTGATGCCGCCCCGGGTAATGTGCCGGCACCACACCGTCATGTTCGCGGCCGCATAGCGATCGCGCGCGAAGTCATATTCGGCCTGGCGCAACTTGCGGCCGCCGCGCTGGACGAAGACGCCGGTCGTCCCGATCTGGGCGGGGAACACGCGTTCGCTGCCATAGAAGCTCTGCGGCACCGCCTCGATATTGTCGCCTGCGACCGCCGACGCCGAATTGATCGCGCCGATCGCGATTTCGCGGCTGGCCGTGCCGACGATCAGCTTGCGGTCGCCCATCGCCCAAAGCACCGGATCCTCGGTCGACAGGGTGCGGCGAAACGCCAGATCCGCCGGCGTGATGCCGCTGGCGGTATAGGCGGCATGGTTGAGATAATCCCCGGCGACAGACGCGAGCAGCTCGAAGTTTTTAAAATGGCACAGCCGTCCCGCCCAGGCGATGACCACCGATGGCCAGCCGGCCGCGGTCGAAAACGCGCCATGCGTCCAGCGCCAGGACCCGACGCTGGTCACGCTGTCGGGCAACGTCCGAATGACGGTCGCGGTCGCGGTCGTCGGCGACGTCACCGCATCGATGCGCAACTGCCCGAACTGGTCGTGCCGATACGTCCATCGGATCCCGAACGGCCCCTTGTCGTTCACGTCGTTCGTATTCGAACCGTCCCACTCGCTGCCGGTGCTGTGGATCGGCTGGATCGTGCCCGTCGTCCCCGCGGTCGCCGCGGTATAGGCCCGGCCCTCCGATCGACGGATCGCGCCGATCGTGACGGCCTTCATCTGTGCTTCCCAGGCCGTGATCGTCGAGAAGTCGAGCGCCTCGAGGCGGAACGGTGCGCCGACATGCCCCCCCAGGAAGATCGGCGTCGTCGACGTCAGGGTGACGACGCCCGTCGTCCCGCTCGCCGTGACCAGCGCGGCCTGGTTGGTGTTGCGGTCGGCGAACGGACCATCGGCGAAGGGCAGGACCTCATAGACGAACGTCGTTGCAGACGTCCGCGTCAGCCGCGCCGGCGGATGCGCCGGATGATCGAGATACAGGCGATCGAAACTCTGCTGGAACGAGACGAACGGCGCTTCCGCGGCGGTATAGGGCACCGCGACCTCATAGGGCACGTTCGGCGACGTCTCGATCCGCGCCTCGTTGGTGTAGAAGCGCAGTTTCCCGTCGCTCCACTCGATCACATAATCCTGCGTGAGGTTGAACCGGAACTGCGTCAGCCAGCTGGCGGTCGCCGCGGCGCCGCGGATATATTCGAAGCCCGGCCGCTTGACGATCGCGCCTTCGACGGTCGGGACGAAATTCTGCGCCTGGTCGACCGCGACCTGGTACACGGCGGTGTCGACGCGCCCGCCCATGCGGGGCGAGATCTCGCCGCCATTGAAGCTCGTCGCGATCGGGCGCTGCAGCGTCATGGCCAGACGAGCCCGTTGCGGTCGACGATCTCCCCGCCGCCCGTCCGCGCCAGCTCCCAGCCGGTCGGCACCGACGCGACCTGCGGGTTTTCGCGCGCGTCGACGCGTTTGGCTTCGGACAGTGCCGCGCGATATTTGCGCTCGGCCATCTGGACGCGGTTGGTGTCGCCGGTGATCCGGTCGGCGATCTGCCATGCGACACGCATCGCGAACGCCTTGGCGAACATGTCATCCCATTCGGCGGGCTCTTCCACGTCGGCGATGTACCGGATCGACAGCGGCGCGGCCGCATCCGACAAGATGAACGGCCCCTCGAGCTGGTAGTCGCCGCGGCGATAGCCGAGCACCTCAATCAGGCGGATGCTTTCGGAGGGCATGCGATAGGCGAAACCGAACGGCGTCGCATCCTGTGACGCGGACGCGGGCAGCGCCCTGCGCCGCATCGCGAAATTCCAGCTATGGTCGCGCAGCGCGGCACGCCGCTCGACGCTCCAGACGGCTTTGACGGATCGCGACAGATGCGTGTCGTCGTCGGGCGAACGCAGCTGGTCGTCCTCGCCCAAGGACGAGGCCGCAAGATTGGCGATGGTGACGAAGTCCGCCACCTACCTGCTCAGAGCATCGGCCAGGGGGACGCGAAGATCTCCGCACGGAGATTGTCGATCATGACCAGGGCGTCGCCCTTGGTCATTTTGGTATAATCGATGTTGAGTTCCATCGCATCGGATCCGGAGATCGCCGTGCCGGCGCTCTGCGTGATATCCTTGATCTGGGGCTTGCCGCGAACCACCGTGAGTTTGACCTGCGCCATCGCTAAACTCCAAAAGACTGGGGCTCCGAAAGGGGTGCCGGGCGGCGATGACGGCGCCGCCCGGCCTCAGTCGGTCCCTGCGCCCCCGCAGGTCCCGGTCCGAGTTGTGTGGCGACCCTCAGGTCGCGATCGTGTATTCCAGATAGAAGGCGGCAACGACCGCGGCCGGGATCGCCGCGACGCCGATCGTGATCCAGATATCCTCGTCGACCGTCGTCGGCGCGAGGACGGCCGCCGCTGCGAGCGGCCCCAGCGCGACCGGCGTGTTAAGCGCGGTCAACGTCACCGCACTGGCGTACTTTGCCGGCGTCGCGGTCGTACCGAACGACAGCGTCGTCGTGCCGAGCGAAGTGCCGGTGATGCCTTCCAGCTTGTTGAGCACGCCGTCCTGCGGCAGCTTGCCGACATACAGCCGGTCGCCGACCGCCAGGATGTTCGTCGTCGGCTTGACGGCACGGGTGCGACGCTTCTTGGCACTGACGACCCGGCCGTCGAGCTTCCGGGGCGGCATGACGGTCCCGTCGGGACCGCCCACGAATTCGAGCGCGTAAAAGTCAGCCATTTTAAGCCTCGCTGTTTTCGATGATGCCGACCTTGCCGGCCTGGGTACGCGTCGCCGCGACGGTCGTACCGGCGAAGACGCTGCGGACGTCGACCTTGGACGGCTGGTCCTTGATCGCGGTGCGCAGCTTGCGCCAAACACCCTTGCGCACGCCCGATCGCACCCAGAACGGGTTGCGGGTGTAGCCGGTGCCCGTGACCGTCAGGCCACGCTGGAACGCGAGCAGCTTCGGGTTGCGCAGCTCGATCCGGACGATGTTGAAACCAAGGATCCCGATCAGGTTCCCCTCGGCATCCAGCCGGATCCCGAACGCCTTGGCATAGTCGCCCGACGTCGCCTGCACCTCGTTGAGCAGATCGTCGGCCTGCACCTCGCTCAGCGCGAGATACCGCTTGTCGCTGGGATCATTGAACGCCTGGCCCAGCTGCACCTTGGCCTGCCGAACCTTCGCCACGTTCATCCGCTGCGCACCCGACGCACCGCCGGTCGTGACGGGGACAACGTTGCCGGCGGGGAATGGCGACGTGATCGTGCCGTCCTTGCCCATCAGCATCGAGCCATACATCCCCTCGAGGATCCGGCTGTCCCAGCTGCGGTGCATCATCCCCATCGCCGCCATCGTGAACCCGCCCTCGAGCCCGATCTTGGTGCCGAGCTGGTCGGCGCCCTCGATATACTCGTTGAAGTAGAGTTCGTTCGGCTTGACGATCCACACGCGGTCGTGGTCGACCGCGGTACGCTTCAGATCGCCATAGCGTTCGTCGGCTTCCTGCGGCAGGCCGGCGTCGAGCAGATCCTTGACCGTTTCCTTCTCGGTCCCGGTGCAATCCTGCTCTTCCGTCGCATCCCATAGGACCGACTCGTTTTGCTGAAGCTTAAGCTCCAGGTTGTTCTTGAATTCATAATTTGCGGTTGTGTTGACGTCTGCCATCATGGCCTCACGAAAAAGGTTGATACCGATTTCGATTGGCTTGGGGACGTGGGTCCGGCCGCTCTATCGTTTAACGCCCGCGATCGGCGCTGCACTCCAGCAGGGGGACCCGGGCGATCGAGGCTTGGCGGGCACTATACCGTGTGGATCACGTGCGACTTCCCACGCGGCATAGTGCCCTATGAATCAGAGAGCGATTCGCTCGTCAAGCGTTAGGCTGCAACGAAGCTATAATCGACCTTGTAAAGATGATTGGTCGGGCTCGCCGATGCGGCCCGGAAGGCATACGCGCTAAACCGCATCGGCGCACCGTTCATAAGCCCGGTCCCATGCGTGGCGACATCGCTGTTTGTTGCCATGCCATTAATTGAAAGCACAAAATTGCCGGCACTGTCGACTGAGCCGACGAGGCCGTATGGCGCGGCTTCATTCGCCTGAAAAATGATCGATGGATTCGAGGCGACACGAACGACATCGCCGGTATTAAAGAGAATTGTACCGGCTGCGAGAACATTCTTTCCGTTGATAGTAGTCACGATAGTTTCCAATTTTAGTCACGAACGGACTTGACGCGGAAACCCAACGCCGCTTTGGAAGCGGACGTCGGGCTTCTACCATGCGTTCCGTACAAGAGCCGCCTGGTGCCCCGATCGGAAGCCCCGGCCTAGTCCGCTGGGGCTTCCTCATTTCGAGGGCGTCGCGGCGATGTCGTCTCTCATCACAAACAGATCAATGCTCAAGTACTAAGATACAGTTCATAAACACAGATTGTTACATAAAAGGCACAATTACGTCATTCGGGCCTCGCTGCCTGGAATTCGGCGGCTTGCTTGTTGAGACGATCCCAGCGCGTCCGCTCGGCCGAACCGGGGATATTCTTCTTCTGGAAATCGGCATCACCCTTGAGCCGATCGAGCTCGACCTGCGCCTCGGCGCCCGACACGCCGAACCGGTTGCTGCCCCCGGTGATCAGGACGTCCTCGGCCATGCCGCTGCCGAGTTTTGCCAGCAGGCCGAGCGCACGATCGGCACCGAGCCCCGCCCGCAATCCGCTCATGTCCGCCTTGGTAAAGCCGAGCGACCGCGCCGCGGCGTTGATGTGCGCCAGCTGCTCGTCCGCCTTGCCGCCCTGCTCCTTCAACCAGCCGGACGCCAGATCGTCCTGCCGCTTCGCCTCGGTCGCCGCCTCGTCGAGCTGCGCCTTGATGAAGTCGCCGACCAGCCCCTCGAATGCGGCCTTCGGCGTGCCGTATTTCAGCGCGCTCTCGCGCAGGGATCCGAGCAACGCTTCGTTGAGCGGCACGCCCTCGGGGCCCTTGATCTCATAGCCTTCGACCGCTTCGGGCACGCCGATCGCCTTGTGGAACGCGGACAATTCCTCGGGCTTTGCGCCTTCCCCGGGGACCTTGATCCGCCCGCCGTCACGGATCGACTTTTCCGCCTCGCGGTAGCTTTTGACGAGCGTGTCGAGATCCTTCACGCCTTTCGCCGCAAGCCAGTCGCGGTTCGAGGATGTTTCCCCCTCGCCAGCCGTCGCGGAAACCTTCTCGAACCAGTCGGGCGCCGCACCGCCGCCGCCTTCTCCGCCGCCGCCTTGGCCAACAGCGGCACCGCCGCCCGCACCGCCGGCGTCCGAACCGCCATCACCACCGGCTGCGCCGCCAGCGGCACCGCCGTCACTCGAACCGGCTGGCAGCAGATCGGCCGCACCGCCGAAATCCCCGCCGCCCTCGCCACCATTCTCAGATACCATCGTCTATCTCCATGATTTTCTGGACCTGTGCCTCGTCCAGATTGAGGTACTTGATGATCCGATCGAACGCCTCGCGGCGGCCAAGCCGGCGCGCCATGACGAGGGGATCGGATGAAAAGATCGGGCGGCGTCCGTCCGCGGTCGCGCAGCAGAACGTCCGGAGATCCGCCAGGACGTGATGCGCCGCGATGCGCAGCACGCGGTCGTCGGCCATGAAGGTGATGCGGTACGCCCAGCCCCGCCCGACGATCGCGACGAGCAACCCGGCGATCGCCCGCAACCATGCCGGCGCCGACAATTGCGGCAGGATCGTTTTCCAGTCACGCGACAGGGTCAGGACCAGCTTTCGCTGCGCGTTGTTCATCAGATCACCTTCCGGATATCGGCGACGAGCAGGTCGAGCTCGCGCGCCATCACTTCGAGCGCGTCGGCCGTCAGCTTCAGCTCCCAGCTGGTCAGGCTCCGCTCCGCGACGAGCTTGTGATTGACGGATCGGCGCCCCTGATCGATGATCAGGCCGAGCTTGCGCGATCCGCCGACCGCCTCTTTCGCCCGCTCGAACAGCACCAGCCGACGCGCTTCCCGCCCCATCCTGCTCCCACTTGTGGGAACGATTTCGATCAATGCAGGCGTCATGGCCGCACCATGATCGTGCAACGCACGGACGAACCGGCCTTGCCCTGCGGGCACGGCGTTCCGCACGTGCAGTCGCAGGACTTGGCGACCAGCTCGAGCGGCGCTGGACCGTTTACATGATCTTCAAACGCCTTGATGAGGCGATGAAAATATTGATCATATCGCTCGCCGTCGAGGACCGGAGGCGCGGAAAAGGTTGGCCGTACCATCATACCGCCTCCGTGATCTGGTTGGCGGATGCGATGTCCTTGTACGCGCCGGCGACGTCGGCCAGCTGGCCCGCCCCGCTCGCGACGGCTTCGCTGTCCGCCCGCGCCTTGCGCTTCGCCGCGACCTGCGCCGGCGTCGCGACCCAGCTCGGCCGCACGCCCAGCACGTCCGCCAGGCCCGGTGCCGCATTGTCCGTGTCGATATGGTCGAACACCGCGCCGTTATCGATCTGCGCCAGCGGCGTCATCGCCTCGAACCACCGCGTGAGGCCCGCCGCTTCCTCGGCACGCGCCATCCGCGTCAGCGGGTTTTCATACTCGATCTTCGGATACGCCCCCGCCTCGAGCACGACGTCGGGGAACGGATCGATCTGTCCGGCCGCCATCGCCAGGTCGAGATCGCGCATGGTGACGGGGTTCTGCTTTTCGGTCTCGTACTGCCCGGCATAGGGCGCGACGAGCACGCCCTGCTTGCCGACCATTTCGAGGACCTGCGTCGCGGTCATGCGATCCGACGGATCCGTCAGGATCTTGAAGAAGTCCTCGAGGAAGCCGGTGCGGATGTCCGCGCGCTCGCCCTCGATCATCTCCATCCCGATCGGGAGGTTCGCCGTCCAAGACGCCGCAGGCGAGGATTTTCCCGCCTGCCCGGCCTGCACCGCCTCGGCCGCGACCTATCCCGATTTCTTCGGTTCAGTGCCGGTCGAGCAGGATGCGGAGGCATGACGCACGCGAGCCCCGCCCTCGGTTGCCGCTGCCGGCGGTGCCACGCCGCCCGCCTGGCGATCTACAAGCGCCTGCCCCCCGCCCAGCGTCGTGCGCTCCACGTCCTCGACTTCGCGGTTCCGCGCCACCAGACCGACCTGCGCCTGCGCGACAGCATCCGCTGGCAGGTCCTCTATCGCCTGCAGTTCACCAAGCCGTGGCGACCAGTCCTCGTTCGCGAGCTGCCGCTGAAGACCGTCTTCATCAACGCACCGACGATGCCCTTCTACACGCTCAACCAGCACGGCACTGAGATCCGCGCAGCCGTGGCGCTCGAACATCGAAGGGCGGCGTGATGGCGATACGTGTCAGCACGAACGCCGATGCGGAGTTCCGGTGAACGCCTGGGAACGCAATGCGGGAAAGTTCGATCGGCCGAGCTCGGCGCCGGCGATTGCCGCGCCAGTCATGCCCACACCGACGCCGCGCGTCAGGCTAAAAAGCAAGGCACGGATCGCCAAGGAAGCCCTCGAGCAACATCAACGCCTCACGCCCGGAAAACCCAGGTCGTGACCGCCGCCACCTTCGACTTCGCCTTCATTTTCTACCGCGACGATCGCGACGTCCTCGCGCTGGAAACGCTCGGCGACATGGCGGCGGAGGCCGAGGCCGAGCTGCAGATCCGGATCCGCCTCTACCCGGGGATGATCCAGAAGGGCCGGCTGTCCCGCGCCGACGCCGATCGCGAGCTGCGCGTGATGGGCGCGATCGCCGACGATCTGACGGGCACGCTGGCCCGCGCCGGCGCGCCGCCCCGCGGAACGGCCAGCTGGACCGAACGGATCCAGTGCCTGCGCCGTGAGATCCTGATCCGGCGCGCCGACTATCCCGCCTATGTCGAACGCGGGCTCGTCGACCAGGCCACCGCCGATCTCCGCCTGCGCCTGCTGGAGAGCATCCACGACATGACGTGGCACATGACATGGTCGGACGACGCGATCGCGGCCAGAGCCGCCACGGAGCGCCGCGCAGCAGCCGCTTGACCGATCGACGCGAGCCGCGTCACACTCAAATCCGCCGAAGGAGCCCCCGCCATGGCGAAGATCTCGATCCCGATGCTCACCGTCAAGAAGACCGCCGGCGGTGTCCGCTATTACTGGCAACCGTCCGCGACGCTGAAGGCGGCGGGCTGGAAGCCCCTCGTCCTCGGGCAGGACGAGGGCGCCGCGATGACCGCCGCCCGCGCACGCAATGACGAGGTCGCCGCCTGGCGCGCCGGCACCGCCGACCCCGCGGACGTCCGCAAAATGGACAAGGCCCATACGGTCGACGCGGTGATCGCCGAATTCAAGCTGCACCGCTTCCCCAAGCTGAAGGAGAAGACGCGCACCGAATATGCGTCGAAGCTCCGGATGATCAGCAAATGGGCGGGGACGGAGCGCATGGACGCGATCACCCGCACCAACATCCTGCAGCTGCGTGACGCGCTCTATGCGCCCCGCAAGGATGGTGAGATCCGCGCGACCACCGCCTTCAACACGCTGAAGGTGCTGCGCAGCCTCTGGGGCTGGGCGCTCAACAACGAGCGGATCCCCGTCAACCCGGCCGCCGGCGATCTCGACACCGCGACGCCGGCGCCGCGCCAGCAGTTCGCGAGCGAGCTGTGCCAGAACGCGCTGATCGCCGACGCACTCGCGCACGGCCGCGTCAATATGGCGGCCGCGATGTTCCTCGCCTGGACGATCGGACAGCGACAGGAGGATCTGCTGAAGATGCAGCAGAACCGTTACAACGAGATCCAGCCCTATGAGGCGGACGATCCCGCCGTCTATGCCCGCCTCGCCGCGCGCGAGCCCGACGGCCGCGTGATGGGGATCCGAATGCGCCAGGGAAAGACCGACCGCTGGGTCAGCGTCCCGATCGTCGGCCCCGCCCGCGTCCATATCGAGGCGGCGATCGCCGCTTCGCGCAAGCTCGGACTGACGACGATCCTGTACGACGAGAAGAACGAACGCCCCTGGACGAGCAGCGACCCGGCTGAGCGCCGCACCCGCCAGACTCAGTTCCAGTTCCGGTTCAACCGGATCCGCCTGCGCGCAGCTGCCACGCTCACCAAGGCCGGCGACCTCGAGCTGGCGGCGGAGGTCGCCGACATTGAGTTTCGCGACTTCCGCCGCACCTGCGTCGTCACGATGGGTCAGCGCGGGATCCCTGACCACTTGATCGCCGCGATCACCGGGCACCGGCTCGACAGCGTCAAGAAGATCCTGGAAACCTACCTGCCCCGCACGACCGGCATGGCGATGCTCGCCGTCGACCTCACCCACGACCGCGCGCCGCGCCAGATCAGCCGCCCAGCGAAGATCGTTTGAGGCTTGGGGTATAAGGAAAGCGATGCGACAAGCATTTAACTTGTACCTAGGAAGCGTTATCTCAGTGCCATGCCCCTTGTTGCACCAAGCACAGTTACTGAGCTCTATCGTTTAGATCTCGATGGCGATCGACGCGTCGAAGGCGAGTCTGGTCCGCTGTATGCGACGGTCGACATTTTACGTTCCCAACTCAAGGTTGACGTTAGAATCCGCATTGTCGGACATACTGGGCTTATCCAACGGGGTATTGGCCCGAAACGCACATTGCAAATTTCAAGTTACAGCGAGGTTCGAGACAATGGCGTTAAGATACCTGGCGGGTATTTTGAAGTACATGCCTTGCTGAAACGGCACGGTCTTGGCGCAATCATGATGAACGCCATGCTAGCATGGGCGCACGACTATCACCCTGAAGCCAACATTTTGCCGATTGGCGTAAAACATGATACTTTTAACAGCGATCGAACACCGGTACCATTCTACGAAAAATACAACTTTCTTTGGACTGCTCGATCCGACGAAATAAAGTGCTATTCTTACCCAAGGACCGTTTTGAGCACACACCCCATGGCAATCAGCTATCCAGCGCTCGTATCAAATATTCCACTTACACCCGATGAATGGCAAAATTAAACGACGCTATAGTTTTCTAGTCGTAGAGTGCTTCTATTGGAGATGGTGGCAAGTTTTCAAATGCAGCAAATATTGTTTGCAGTAAGTGATCCATTTCCGGAAATTGTCGACGCATATCTTTCGGGGGGACCCCTTGCTTAAGCGAGTTGGTAAATGCCCTTGAGATAGCATCCTTGTCTTGTATTTGCCCTTGGTATCGGCCGACGTTTTCCATCCATTGCGCCCAACGGACGGGCCGCATGTCACCACTTGACGTCGCTAGAGAACTACGGCCGAGATAGAGCTCAATCGATGCTCCAGCACCGTTTATGTTCATCTGCGTCAATCCGGCAGGACCTAGCGTCGGGTAACTGGCCGCAAGCTTCGTGTCAGGTAACAACATCAATCGAACATGACGCGGGAAGCGAACGGAATGTAACGATCGGTAAGCCTCAAGTCCTGCTGCATCGTTGTCGAATAGCGCAATCATCCTGTTCTGCACGCGAGCGCCAGATAAGATTTTTATCATTCGAGCCAAAAGCGATGCGCCACCTTCGATTCGGAACTCGTCAAAGTCCAGAAATTGGTAAGCTTCCGCATACTCTGGATAAAACGATTGCAAAGCAGCCGTTATCAGACGCGTGTCCGCCTTTCCTTCAGTTAGAACTATTATTTTCCCTGATGGGAAGTCAGCTAGCTGTTTATCTTCGTCACGCGCGATCTGCTGCGGTGATCGTGGCTCCTCCTCATGGTCGTAGAGGTACCCGCACTCCATCCAAACAGGCGATTTTGGGAATACTTGCAGGAGAAGAGCAAGTTTGACGAAAACATCACCAGCCCCACTTAAAAGTCTTGGGATGCGCCAGGGATTCACTTTACCAGCGATTATAGATCCAGGAGAGGCGGCAACCTCGTCCCTAATGAGCTGCAGCCATTCGGACAGAGTGACATGCTTGATCAATTGGTAATCAGCGTCGCGAACCCCGCCAGATTCGGCTGCATATTTCTCTTTGAAATTTACTTCATCGCTTCGCGCAGCTTCCCATGCCCTCGCGCAAAACTCGTCCGTATAGCCGTTTATTAGCAGACGTTTGCGAACAGTCGCCGCCGGCGCCAGAAGGTAATGATAAAATTCCGGCGCCTCGTCATAATACAGACCACACGTCCGCCGCACCACGGCATGCGCCGCCTTCGGTGGTCGGTGATACATATCCCCCTCGTAGAAGATCATCTCACTGATAGCCTGCCAAGGCATATACGCCGCATCCGGCACAGCTAACTGCCCTACATAGAGCTCAACGTCATCACTCATGGCTCAGCCTAACCAGCTCCCGGCAGTCGCGCCACGTGAAAGACATACGCACAATGAGCATGCCGCCGACTCTCAAGCGTTCCATTAATCGCGGCAGCGGCTTCGCACTTAACTGACCACGCCCCCCAGTTCGGCCGGCCACGCTGTCGCCAACGCCTACGGCTGGCCTCAAACGGCTTGGCAGTGGACAGATCCGCATCGTTAGCGCAATAACGATTTCGCAGCAATTTGAGCTCAGATCACAAAAAACCGCCTCGAATTCGAGACACCGATATGCTTGTTGATTTTACCATTTCAAATTTCCGATCCATTCGGGACGAGCAGACGCTCAGCCTCAACGTGGAACATGCGCGCAGTAGGCTACCGGAAAACTTCACCTTGATTGAGGATGGCCGGTACGCAATCCTGCGCTCCGCGGCTATCCTCGGAGCAAACGCCGCCGGAAAGTCTAATGTAGTGCGCGCCTTGGCTGCACTGCGCTGGATGGTAATCAAATCCGATGCACGCAAAGATGGCTCTTCAATACGCCCTTACGAGCCGTATCTTCTATCGGATGCATACGCGGCACAGCCCGTCTCGATGGAGATTGAGTTCGTAGTCCCATCTGGGATTCGGTATCGATATTCCATTTCGTATAATTCCTCACGGGTTGTTTCAGAGAGCTTATATTCTTTCGCCAAGCGATCGCGCGCTCTCGTCTTTGAGCGGAATTCAGACGATACCTGGATGACAATGAAACTTGGCGGCACCTATAAGGGCGGCACACGTCGCTTTCCTTTCTTCCAAAACGCCGCATATCTTTCGCGCGCGGGGAACGACGCCTCTGCCCCCGCTTCCATTCGCGAGATATATCAGTACTTTTTGCGGCTGACGTACATTCCCGCCGGAAGCAGAATTTCTCCAGGCCTGTCGGTTGCGGACGAAGCCATGGTGCAAGCGATCAGCGAGCTGATTTGCTTAGCCGACACGGGAATAAGCCGCCTCACGGTCGAGGATAACGAGGATCCGGGCGAGATCAGACTGCCGGATAACTTACCTGACAGCGTTAAAGAGAATATTATTGCGGACAATAAAAGGCGCGCAAGCTACTGGATTAAAGCGGCATCCGGTGAGCTTATGGAATTTGATGAGGATGATATGTCTAGCGGGACATTGCGGTTGGTGGAGCTTTTACCCGTAATTATGCATGCATTTACTGACGGATCACCCGTCATTGTTGATGAACTTGATGCAAATTTGCACACAGACATAATTCAATTATTGCTAAAGCTTTTTCATGATAACCAAATTAACAAACTTGGCGCCCAATTAGTTTTTACAACGCATGATACAAACGTCTTGGACCCCACAATGCTAAGACGTGATCAGATATGGTTCGTATCTAAGGATGATGGCAATTCAACTTTAAAGAGCCTAGACGAGTATGAACGAGCTTTTGTTAAGGTAGACAGTCCTTTTGAGGACTTTTACCGCGACGGCCGACTTGGTGCGCTCCCTCGCTTGCCAATTGGCAAGGTCCGCAGAGCGCTGCTGAAGGCCCTAGCCAGCATCGACGAGCAGGGCTGAGATATGCCGAAACCCCGTAAGCCTGCGCAACTTCGCCCTTTGAAAACAATGCGGATTTTCTGTGAAGGCGCAAAAACCGAACCTAGCTACTTGAACGCATACCTAGATTCGATTGGCCGCGACAACCGCCAGTCAGTCATCGAAGTTGAGCCGACACCAAAGACGACCGCGGTCCAATTAGTGGGTGAGGCAATCAAGTTTTTGGGTTCGGCCAACTGCACGCCTGATGACGAGGTTTGGGTCGTTTATGACCGCGAGTCTGTATCAAAGTACTCGAACGCTCTTCACGCCCGAGCATACTCTCAGGCAGGACGAGCTGGAGTAAACGTTGCACTGACAAATGTGTGCTTCGAGTATTGGCTTCTATTGCATTTGATGCAAACCGACGCACCATACTCAAGCTACGATAACTTGATAACAACGAGCCCATTCAGACGCGAGTTTAAAAAAGCGAGCGGCGTTGATTATTCGAAGTCAGATTATGCTGTCTTTGATATTCTTAAACCCGGCCTAAAAGCCGCCCGCGCTCGCGCCAAAAGGATCAATGCGGAGGGGGTAACTTGTGCAGCAGCGGGCGCTGATAAACCGTACCACGTCAATCCGTTCGTTGGCGTTGTACAGCTATTGGATGCGATAGACGAATTCTCATAGCGCATTGGCTTGGAAAGTCGGCTCCGTGGCAAGCGTATCGGCTTTATATCAGGGCGCCACGAGCCTTGCACCGGGGCACGCGTTTGAATAAGAGCAAGGCACCCGCCCCATTGGGATGTTGGAATTCCAACGGAACGAATGTCGGAATGGACGCGGGCCTCGACTGAAAAACCACGGTTTTTCAACGTCGTGCGGGTATAGTACAATGGTAGTACAGCAGCCTTCCAAGCTGAATACACGGGTTCGATTCCCGTTACCCGCTCCATCGTTTCCAGTAGCGCCGACCAGTCTCGACGGACGTGACCCGATCATTGCCTG